ATGTTGGTGCTGAACAAGATGATGCATCTAATTTTTGATTACAAAATGTTCCATATTGATTTTCATTATTTGGAAAGTATAAACTTTCATCATAAAAAGCAAAACAAGGTTCATCAAATCCAAGTTGTTTTAACTCTAAAGCAAGTTCGTATGGCACAAACTCCACTGCCGTTTGTTGTTTATTGTTTGTCATATCCCAAATCCTTTTTAACTTGTGATTGTTTCGCCTGGCGTTCATCGTATTTTTTACCACGCAATTCGGGTGTTTCTTCTTGCACCAATCTGCGAACCCGTGTAATGGTGTCGGAGGATGTTAACCGCCCATTGGCCATTAATTTTAAGAAGTTCATTGCGGTGGTGTTGGATGATGGGTATCCCATCGCCTCCATTTCTAGTTTCCAAAACCATGCAACCAATTGTTGGTCGTTGTCTTTGAAGTCGGTGTATTGGCTTAGCAAGTCAATCACCGTTTGTTTAATATCCATTTTCATATTTGTCGATACAATTATACTATTTTAATTTCAAAATTCAAAAGGTGATAAAATTTTTGGTTGGGTATTTTCTGTGTAACTTGTCAAACGCCCTTCGTAAAAAGTTGGGATGGTTGCACACTCCCCGTTTCGGTTCTTCATGATAATGAGTTGGGCATCTTCGATTTCGGGTTTCTCGTCTTGGTAATACGCGGGGCGGAATGGGAACATAACCACATCCGCATCTTGTTCAATGGCACCCGATTCGCGAAGGTCTGATAACAACGGGCGTTTGTCGGCTCGGTCTTCCGATTTGCGTGATAACTGGGCTAACGCCATAACTGTGCATTTCAATTCCTTTGCCAACATTTTAAGTCCTCGAGATATTTCCGCAATTTCTTGTTCTCTAAAATCCTTTGTTCCCGTCATTAATTGTAGGTAATCAATCATCAATACTTCTAATCCATGTTTCGATTTGTGTATTTTGGCCTTGGCTTTTACTTGTGCCAATTTTGCGTTTATCTCATCATCAACCCAAAAGTTAATTTTTTGATTGTTGGCCATATCAATTACCTTGTCAATTTCATACGCTTGTAACGATCCGCTACGAATCTTCCAATTGTCTATGTTCCCCAATAATGAAATATACCTTCGTGCCAATTGGTCTGATGGCATTTCCAACGATAAGAATAACCCTTTTCCACCTAAATTTGCAAACTCCTTCATGAGTGATAAGGCCAATGCCGTTTTACCCATTCCAGGTCTACCCGCAACCACTATCAAATCACCTTCATTGTAACCGCCTAAATACTTATCCAAAAATTTCCATCCAGTTGGCTTACCCGATAATGTATTTCCCTTCTTTGAGTTTTCAATAATTCGGTCAACTTCGATGTTGGTCAACTTAATAATTTGTTCTGCTTCTTTGTTCGTGGAAAAGGTCGTGGCTTCCAACGCATCTTGTAGGTCGTTAACCAAACTTTTCAAATCCTTGTTGATGTCGATGTTGCTAATTTTACGCACCAACTCATCACGCAAATACTCGTATTCAAGATATTTTAAGTGTGGTTTGATGTCATGGATTCCACTGGCTTCTTGTTGCAGTTTAACAATTTTCACCATGTCAATGCGTTCAAAATGATGTGCAAGGGTTACAATGTCAATTGTTTCATCATTGAAATACATATCCGTCATGACATCAATTAACTTTTTGGCGAACGGATCGGTAAACCAATTTTTGTTTACTTGGGGTAAAAAATGACGGGCCGTGTCATAATACAGAATGTTGGCAAGTACGATTTGTTGTTTGTTCATAGTGTGGCAATTTTAGGTGTATTTGGTGTAATTTCAAGTGGTTTAATTATTTGATATGGTAATTCATCGTTCCAACGCTTTTGGTTAATAAATGTGGCAAAGTGCGGGATAAATTCCATTTTCGCGGAATCTTCATGGTTTTGTACATACTTTGGAATAAAGGTCAATAATAATTCCTTTTCATCATTCCTCAATTTGTTAAATGCCTTTTCGGCGGTGGCCTTAGTTCCTTTTCTTTTGTATAAATCCCAAAAATGTTGGAACTCATATATACCTTTATTATTTATACTTATAGTATTATCCTTATTACTATTACAATTCTGATATGAGGGTGGTATCAAATCTGATATGACCCCTCCCCTCAATTCTGATATTACCCCCCTATCCGTTTTGATATGAGGGTAAATCCTCCGTGCAATGATTTGCATAGATTCATCGCGTATTAATTCCCTGGTTAAAAACCCACCTTGTTCCAATATGGATAACTCCCTTTGAACTGTGATTGTGGTCATGTTCAAAATTGTACCAATTGTTTTGTTAGATGGATATGCAAACCCACTCCGTTTCGCCATTCCGATTAACATCCCCATTAATACGGCTTGTCTGGGTGTCATGTGTTCCAAATACTCTGTTGGAAAAAATACAAATAATCCTAATTCTTCGTTATCGTTTTTCATCAAATAAAAAACCCCGATGGGGTGGTGCAGTGAGAGTGCAACCAACCCAACGGGGTAAATATCTTTGTAACTTTGGAATCTCTCACATTCCGTTAACACCACAAATATAAAATAAATTATCCGTATATTTGCACAATCCGTTTGTTATTTGTCATATCATAGGATTAAGGGGGGTGTAAAAACCCCCTTTTTTATTTAGACAATTTAATTTGAATCGTGTCTTCATTCTGAATGTACTGGGCGGGTGTTATCAATTCCCCATCTGCACTAATCAACAAACCTTGTGTGGTTGTTTTATACGCATATTGGGCTTGTTTCTCCAACTCCTTCACCTGGTTCTTCAATTCAATTATCTCGGGAATATGGTCATAATTGTAACGACCCCCACCCGCTTTCTTTGTTATCTCATAACCTAAATACACTTGTCCATGCCATTTTACCGCCTCGGTCAATGCCAATGGTTTAACCTGGTCTTGAAACTCCTTAATAGCTTCCGCCATTTCCTTCAAGTGGATGTGGAATGCAAGGGGGCATCGTTCGCCCCCCTCCACTTCAATCATCATGTTTGCCAATTTGCTAATATCGTTTGTCATACAAATCGGAATTTAACAATGTTCTTGTTTGCATTCTGAACCCTTACCACTTCAATCAATCCCGCCTGGTCATACATACGGATCCAATTGCGAAGTTCCAATACATTGTGTTTTCTGCAAACATTCAATAATTGGTCATCATAACGATAAATCCATTGGTTACCATAAAACGCTTGAAGTTCATCCATAAAATCCCGTGTGGATTGGCGAACCCTCCATCCACGATTTTGTTTTGGTTTTTCTTCATCGGGGAATAACTTGCCCAAAATGTTCATTGCCTTTTTCAAGGTAGCCAATTCACCCTCCGTGAACTGGCTAAATAATTGTTGTTGTGTCATATCTTGTTTGTTTAGAAAGGTAAATCGTTTGGATCGTAAGTGCTTGGCTTCGCGTTCTGCAAAGTATCAACACCATTGTTCACGAAATTCTCAAAAATTTGGGCATAAGAGAGTATCTCATGCAGTTTGATGTCCCCGTTGATGACAAGGTCACCCGCTACCTTTAACACACTCATACGCATGATGTGTTTACCCGTTTCGGGGTCTTTGGGTTTTGGTGTGAATCCTCCTTGTGAACTTGCACCTGGTTGTGCCATTACGGGTGCAATCTTGTAATAAATTCTGTCTTTGAATGTTCTGTCCGTGATGGTGTAATCCGTTTCAACCCCAACACTAAATTTGGTTTGGTCTTTTGACTTACTCGCATACTCACCCGAATCGCCATTGGCAAAACTGATTTCAAATTTGTACAATGTGCCATACTGCCCATCGAATGATCCGTTGGCGGTTACATTGGTTACCGCACTTCTTTTTGTTTGTTCCATATTATTTTGTTTTTTAATGTGTAGTTTAATTGCTCTAAAATCTCAAATTGCTTTTCCATTGATAACCCGTTCCGCTTGAATTGATATTTCCATGTCGTAACTGTGTTGTAATTGGTGTGCAATACCTCTGATAATTCTTTGTTTGATTTGCTGAATACTTGTGTTAACGCTTCGTGTGTTGTCATATAATTTTACATTCTTTTCCTAATTCATAACCATCCCACAATGTCAAATCATCCTTAAATGTGATACGCCATAAATCCATCAACTCCGATTCATAGTGCATCTCAATAATCTTGATGTGTTTGAAATGCTTGTTGGTTTCTAATACCTCCCGCAACTTGTCAAGCTCGGGTGTCCAAATTAATAGTTGGTTGTTCATTTCTTGCCCGTCTTAAATTGATACAATGTTTGTGTGTACTCATCAAAGTGCGGGATGTATTGGTCCCGTTCAAACTCAAATGGCTTGGCTTCTGGTAATTTGTTAATGTCATTTTTGTACTGTCTCAACTTCCAACCAAGGAAGGAAACAACCACCGCAACGGGTGTAAGTAGAATGAAGTAAATTATATCCATGTTATTTGTCTTTTCAAAAATAGGTTAAATAATTTTAGATTCCAAATTAAATGCGTTGTAAAATAAAATCAAACGCATCGTGTAAAGTGACTGTGCGATAAATTTCAGCCATGCGATAAGCGTGTTCCCATGTCGGTGCATACCAAGTTTTGGTGTACAATTCCTTGCCTTGTTCTGTGCGATAAACGCATTCGTAAATGTTGATTGTCATATCCATGTTATTAGTATTTTAATGTTCTTTTAACCCTCACGCTCCCCACTTGAAAATCCTTTTGGTCATTGTCAAAATAGTGACGAAATACATCGTGACCAATTTTTCTCATTTTGTAATTGTTTGTTCCAAACTGCATTCCCGCCATAACGGGGATTTTTACATCTGTGTAAAATTGTGTTTGTGTTCCGATTAATCCTTTGATTGTCATATCCATACCACGAATATACATCCATTGCATTTGAAATTCCAAATTACAAATAGAAAAAGATTAAAAAAAAGTGAGAATTAACCCACTTTCTTTGTGAATGACTACTTTTCTTTTGTGAGTGACTTCAACATCTCAATTAACTTGGGGTGTGGGTACACATCCGCCTTGTCTGGTCTAACTGAATTGTGCGTAA